GGTTTCGGGTTGCCTTGACGGCGGGATACGCGTCCAGCACGCGCTGTGCGTCCTCGCTCGTGAGAGGGTAGCTCGTGCCGGTCGCAAGGAACGTCAGAGTGTACGGCCGGGCGACGGTCTGAATCCTCATTGCTCTCTGCCTTTCTCCCGCGTGGCGGGATGAGTTAGACGGCCCCGACGGCGCCCCATTGCGCCGCCATTGCGACGGGATCATGCGCGGGACCGTACAGTGTCGGGCTGTTGTGGACCGCGCGCCCGTCCGCGTCCATATGCGCGGTCTGATTGCACGCGGTGCAGACGAAGGAGCGGCCGGCCGTGGCGCCGCTCACGCGCGCCCCTCGTCCATCGCGGCCAGCGTCGCGCGGTTGATTGGTCTGACCAATTCCATACTGACCTCCTGGTCATCCAATCTAGGCCACGCGCCTTGTCATGTCAAGGGCAGGGATGACAAAAGCGGCGGCGATGACGGCGCGCGCTCCCAGTACGTACGCCAAGCTCGAGCGCAGCGCACGTGCGCGCAGCGCACGTGCGCTGCGCGTACGCTAGAACGCCTCAGGGCGCGCGCACGACCGGCGGCAGGGTCGCGGCGCGGAGGAAGCATAGCGCAGACAACTGGCGCCTTTGGCGCCAGTTGTCTGCGGGGGTGCGGGCGCGCCCGCACGAGCGCGAGCGAGGAGCGGCAGCCCCAATTTTTCAATTTTCAAAAATTCCAAATCCCCCTTGACTTCCCGTCCCCTCTATGCGATGCTCTCCCCTCTATGGTGCTAAGTAAGGCAGAGAAAGAACATATCCTTAGATGGAGCGAAGACGCCGAAGACGTGCCCACCTTCTTTACAAGCAAGGAGGCGTGGGCTCGTGCGCTTCAACGTAAGGGCGCAAAACTAGGGAGCATAAGCACTTTGAAGGGGAAAGTCGTCGGCTGGACGTTACTCCTGCCGCCGACGTGGAACTTCCTGCCTCGCCCGCGGCGCAAGGGCAAGCCAGGGGGGAATACCGCGGCCCTCCAGAAGGCCCGCTCCGTGCGAAAAGCCTCTATCACTGATAAGGAAAATGGAGGTAACGCCTAGTGCCACGGTCCAGACCTCGCCGCCGGAAGAAGCATCGGATTTCCCCCGCCTGGGAGTCCCTGCTCAAGGCCCGAATCGACGCCGCGATGGCGAACGGTCGCTCCCTCTTCGGCGGCGGTGTGTCAAAAGGTAACACCCAACGCTTCTACGCCGAGGGCAGCTTCCGAGTTGCGATCAGAGACGGGGATGTCCGTGTAGAGGATCTCCTCGCCTCCAGTGAGGTCTCCGCCTCCGCGGACACCCGCCGAAAGTGGGCGAAGGCCCAACTTCTTGTTGACACCGCACGCGGGAAGGCGTAGCTTCCCCTCAATGAGGCCTACCATCCTGCTGGGTGTCTTCCCGGAGTACATCGACGCGGGTGGTATGCGCTGTCCAAACAACTACGTGCGACGGCTGCTGCGACGCGCCTTCGGGCAAGTTCCAGCCGGGGAGATCATCAGTTGAACGGCAGCCACCGCCGCCGCCTCCGTCTCCGTCCTCGCCGAGGTAAAAGCCTCGTTTCCTGCCGCTTGCAGGGGAGGGAGGGCGACTTGATCGTGCAGACGCATCCCTCCCCTGCGCCGCCACGCATCATCGTCCAGGCGCCTGGCTTCAGCCGGGCATACGATCTCTCCGACGTCTCAGAGGAGGTGGCCGTTTATGACGAAGTTGTGGCAGAGGGTTCTGGCGAAGGAGAGGGCACTTGCGCGGAGAACGATGACGGCGCAAGTGACTGACATACTGATGCTTCTAGAATACGCCGCCCTCGGGGCAAGGCGCCTCCCGTGAGCGTCGACACCTGCTCCGGCTGCGGCTTCGTGTTCCTCCACGGCGCGTGCTTGTACACCGACGGCGCGTGGCACACGGTGTGCCCGGCGTGCAGCAAGGTCGAGCGCCGCGGCACGAGCGTCGTGAGGGATAGCATTCGGTTCGAAAGGCGGACGTCATGAAGCGCATCACCACCCCCCTCGACTATGCGCGGGAGGTACTTGGGCGACTGCCCTCCCAGGGCATCCGCATGGACATCGTCGTGGATATGGCGAAGGACGGCGTGGATGTGACGGGCGTGATGACGCAGAAGGCCGTGATCCTGCCCCTGCCCGAACCTGAGGCCGCCGTCGAGACGTTGGTGGAGGGAGAATACACGTGGTTGTAGAGTGGTGGTTCCTCGGCGTCTATCTGGCCGGCTCTGTCGTGTTCGCCGTGCTGTACGGCTGGTTTAGCGAACGGTACGGCGTTGAAGACTTGACGGTGGCGGCTGCGGCCGTTTGCATCTTCACGTGGCCGATCGCACTGCCTGTCTTTGCGGCGATGGCTGCTATCGCAGGACTGGCCTCACTTGGCGGGAAACTTGCCCGACGTGGAGCGCGCAAGCGTCGGCGCCTTGGTTGGGAGGACTGAGTGGGCTGCGACGATCAGGGCGACAGAGGGCCGTTCATCCGCGACAACAAGGTCTTCCAAGCGCAGGCCGACCCAAGCTTGATTACCACGAAGCCGCATGCCTACGGCTGCGAAGCTGCGGACTTCGGCTCGTTGGATTGCACGTGTGTGGGTCGTGTTGCGAAACGCTCCGACGGCTCCACCGCCCCCGCCCCCCCTCGCTCCGTCATCATCGCCCGCATCAACGCCCTCAAAGCCGACCGCTTCAAGTATCTGGAATACCTCGACCTCAAAATCCGCGAGCGTGACTGGCACGGGGTTGAGGACTGCGGCTCCGACCTCCGTGACGTTGAGGCGGCGATTGCGGCGCTGGAGTGGGTGACCGGCGCAGGCGCCGATGGCGTCTGATCCGTGATCTTCCGCCCCGGCCCTTGGAAAGTCATCAGCATCGACGGGCCACACCCTCGTCGCGGCTCCATCGTCGTGAAAGCCGAGGGCCGCATGGAACACCACTTCCACGGTCCACTCCTCCTCGACGGCCCGGTGATTGTAGAGGTTGACGCCGCCGGAGCCCTCCACGTTCTCACCAACGAGGCGGTAGAGGGCGAAAGGTCTTGACACGTGATGCTACCTATGGTAGCATCACGTGTGGTGCGCACTACTCCCCCCTCCTCGCTCGGCGTCGGCACCTCCTCCCCCTCGCCCCAGCGCGCGGCTGATCCCCGCGAACCGGTAGTGCGCACCGATTCTCTCTGCCCCGCTTGCGGTCGAGCCCTCTTGCCCTTGGGCTCCTGCAAAGCGCGGTGCCCCAACGACGGCGTCGTGTTCTCCTGCGCTGATACGGTTTAGGCGGTCACGGACCGGGCGTGCCGCACGGTCCGTGACGTCCTCGAAAGGAGCCTTCCATGGGCTTGAAGCTTGGTGGCGTTCTCGCGTGGGTGAAGACCCACAAGGCGAAGATTGCCGCTGCCGGTGGTATCGTCAGTGGGTATGCCGCGCACAGTCTGGGCCTTGGCGAGGCCCTCAAGGCGTTGGTCGACGTCTTCGTCAAGTAGGGGCGCGTCCGCGTGTTCCGCCTCCTCCTCCTCTTCCTCGCCCGTGGCCTCAAAGGCTGCCATGAAGAGCTAGCGGGCATTCGCGCGGCCCTCGATCGCGCGATCCCCGTTCGTCCGGCGATCCCCGTCGAGACGCTTGTGTTCCTCGTCGACCCTGACGAGGAGGAGGCGAGGCGCGTGGCCTATTCTCAGCACGTCGGGCGCCCGCTTTATGACGGAGAAGAAATCCCTGACAACTTCCAATCGAGCCCTGACAACATCCTCTCGCAGTTCCTCGGCACTCGCAAGAAGGGGCACTAGGGCAGACTCCAGCGCCCTCCGGGCGCTGGAGTCTGCCGCGGGGGGCCGCGACGGCTTGTCGCGGCTCTTGCTCTTTCTAGACGCGCCAAGCGAGGGCGAAGCGCGCTTGCTTGGGCTGTTGGAAGACGGCGACGCGCGACCGTTGGTCGCGCTATTGCGCGAGTGCGGGCTCACGCCAGCATCGCTCGCCAAGAGCGTCGCTGATGCCAAGATGGCCTTCGAACGCGAGGTTGCGCGCGCGGAGGCGGTCGGTGCCATGCCCGACGTCATCGAAGACCTCAAGAAGCACGCGATTGACCGGCCCGGCAAGTGTCCGCAGTGCTTCGGCGTCAAGGGCGACGGGATGAACGGCAAGACGGTGGTGAAGCTCGGCACGTCCGTTGAGATTTGCCCCCGCTGCGACGGCACCGGGCTGACGATGCAATCGTCGGCACACAAGCAATGGGCGGCCACCACGCTCGGCCGCATCGCCTCCCTCCCCGAGGACAAGGCTGGTATGACCGTGAACATGCAACAGAACGTCGCGGTGAAGGCCGGCGCGGGGGCGGCGGACTTCATGGAGCGCCTTTCGAAGGCCGCCCACGACGTCCTGACCCGCCCCGACGTCATCGACGCCGAGGTGGTGCCATCTACTCCCGCAAAGTCGTAGCCGCCAAGCGCGAGGCGCTGGAGCGGAAGTTCGGCACGCTACGTGACTACACCTTCGCGGAAGTCGCGGAAATGCGCGAGAGGGTAGAGCGCATTGACTGGAGTGGGGGTGTGGAGGCGGCCTTGCGAGCGGCGCCTAAAGACCTCGCGCAGTACGTCACGAACGAGCTTCTCCTCTGCCCGATCGACTTCCGTTATTGGGCAGAACGCTACTGCACCATCTCGCACGATGCCGGGCGCCTAAGCCCCTTCCGTTTCCGTAAGGCGCAACTGGCCCTCCTCGCAAAGTTCGCCGAGCTTGAGGGGGCGGAGTTCCCGCTCAAGGCGGGCAAGATCGCGGTCATCGTGGTGAAGACGCGACGCGCGGGGGCCACGGCGTTCGGGCAGGCCGCGGCGGCGCACGGGTATCTACTCCGCCCACAGGCGAAGGCACTGGTAGGGTCGGACACCCCCAAAGGCACCCTCGAACTCAACCACGTCCAAAACCGCATCTACGATAACCTCCCCGCGTGGATGCGCCCGCGAATGGACGGCAAGGTCAAGGGCGAGCACCTGCGCTTCCCCGCGCTGGACAGCGAGTTGACCTACACGTTTGGAGATGCCAAGACGCCGATCCAAGGTGTCCGCCAAGATTTCGTGCACCTCACCGAGGTGCCGACGTGGTTGTACATCACGACCATCACCGAAGACATCATGCCCGCCTTCCTGAGCAGCAACGTGCCGACGAGTTTCTTCCTCCTTGAAGGCACCGGCAAGTCTGAGGGCGGCGCCGGCATCATCTACCAGCGCATGTACGAGCAGGCAGCGGAGGGCAAGGGCATCTTCAGGCCGGTCTTTCTGCCTTGGTACGACATTCCAGAGATTCACTCCATGCCCGCGACGGGGGTGGAGCTACTGCCGCACACCCTTGCCGTCGCCGAACGCGTCAAGCGCGAGACCGGCGTGGAGATCACCAAGGAACAACTCGCTTGGTGGCAGATCACACGGCAGCAGTTCGAGGCGGAGAAACGACTACAGGCGTTTTTGCAGGAGTACCCCACCTCCGTCGACGAAGCTTGGCAAAGCGGGCTGCCTAGCGCGATCAGCTTCGAGGCGCGCGATCGTATCCGGCAGCAGGCCAAGACGCCCACCCTCGTCCTCAAGTGGGAAGGCGGGCCGAAGTTCAAAGACGTCACCGCCACGTGGAAGCCCGGGGACTCGCCCCTCCAGCACGCCTTCGTTTTTGAGCCTCCTCAAAAAGGTAGCGTCTACGTCATCGGCGTGGACGGCAGCTATGGCGACCCCCTCTTCGACGAGGAGCGTTGGACCCAAGGCGAGCGTGACCCCAGCGGCGTCGTGGTGTTGAAAGTGGCCTCGCCCGGTGTCAAGGCCGAGCAGGTGGCGACGTTCTGTGGCTATGTACATCCCACCGACGAGCTACCGTCAATCGTCGACCATCTCGGCCGGCTGTACGGCGACGCGACGAATGACAACTATCCGGCCATGGTCGCTTGCGAGGTGAACGCCGGCAGCCCCTCCGCGCAGACGCAGCAGGAACTCATCAATCGCGGGTATCCGAACTTCTACGTATGGCAGCGCCCTAACAAGGTGGGGGGCGGCTTCTCCAACTTCATCGGTTGGGACACGAACCCGTCCACGCGTGGCTGGATCACCACCGGGCTCGTCAAGGAGATCGAGGACGGCACCGTTGTTATCAACAGCATCGTCAGCATCGAGCAGATGAAGACGTTCGTGCGGATGCGCACGGATGTGGGGCGCGTGCGGCTCGACCATCAGCCCGGCTATCACGACGATGAACTCTTCGCGACGGGCATCGCGCTCTTTGTCGCGACCACGCCGGGTGCACAGATGTTTGCCAAGGAGGCGGCGAGGAGTGAGAAGTTGGCGACTACGCCGGCGGCCGAACCTCGCGACCTCCAGCACACCGGTGCGGTGTGGGTGCCCGGAGAGGGGTGGCAAGGCGTGACCCGCGCCGTTGCCGTAGGCAACGGCGCGGACGACTACGGATACCCTCTTCCCGATTGACGCCGCCTTGGCGACCGTGGTATAATCCACGCGTCGCACCCCCTTCCCGCGGGCTTCCCCGCCCGCCTTTGGAGCACTTCCCCTCATGATCGTCACTCTCTCCATCCCCGACGACGTCTACCAGCGCGTCATCGACGAGCACAATGCCACGAATCCTAACAAGGCCCTCGTGGAGCTTATCAAGCGCTTCATCGACTATCCGCCAACGGCGCGAGCACTTTTCTTCCCCGACGAAGAACGCGGCGCGTTGGAGAAGCTCTACGGCGAGCCCATCGACAAGACGAACACCAAGCGTTTCGTCGAGTGGGTGAGGCAGCGCGCGGCGGTGAACCTGGGCGAGGTGAATATCCCTCTGAGCGCCGGCCAACTCAAGCGCGCGGCGTCGAATGCGACCGCGCTCAAGTCGCGGGACGGCCAGCCGGCCAAGCCGGAGGTCATCGCGGACTATGTGCGGGGGGTGGTGCAGGAGTCGGTGCGCGCGAGCTTGGGAGCCTGAGCGCGTGCCCTGCTTCGAGTGGATGTGTGAGACTGCCGGTTGTACAGAACGTACCCGGGAATGGCGCCCCAAGTGGACGCCTGATCGGCCCGTGTGCTCCGCACACGGGCCGATGGAGCGCGACTACCACGGTGAGGCGCGGCGCCATATTCCAGGCGCAGCTTTCCCCTACGTCACGAAAAACATCACCGGCTCGCCGATCGAAGTCCGCGACCAGGGCCATCTCAACGATCTCCTGAAAGCCCACAACCTCATCCAACGCGACGACGCCGCCTTTGTCGAGCCCATGGAAGAGCGCTTTGACTTCGGGAAGTACAACTGGCGTACCGGCCAATGGGACGGCCGCGGCATGAAGCGCAAGGAAGGCAACGGCGCAAGCCAGAAGGGTCGTTGGATCTGATGGCGTTCCTCGGCATCGGTGACATCCTCTACGAACGGAAGCTCCTTGACGGGCTGCAAACCCGTATCCGCGACGGTCTCGCGTGGCTGAAGAAGGAGCCAGCCTATCTCAAGGAGCCGGATGTCCTCCGCTGCATCGAGGGCGAATGGAAAGCCGTCGCCAGCAAGGCGCTCTCCCGCGTGTACGACAACCGCCTGCGCCAGATCGAGAGCAACATCGCCAGCAGCCTTACCGACGTGCGCCCAATCTGGAGCTACACCACCTCGCGGATCGACTACAAGGAGCAGGCGGACATCTTCAGCAAGCTCGCGCGCTTCTGGTGGAGAAAGAGCCACAGCGACAGGCCTTTGTTCTCGGCGATCAAGTATTCCGAGCGCGCGGGAAGTGGGTTTCTGTGGCAGCGCTGGAATCCCGACCTCCCCGGCGGTGGCGACATTGAGCTAGTAGCGTTGGGACCACGCGATGTGCTGCCGATCGGCCCCGTCTACAGCGAGAGCATCCAAGAGTGGCAGGGTGTGATTGTACGGCAGACGGTCGACATGGCCGGTCTCGTGCACCAATACCCGTCCAAGCGCAGCGCGATCGAGGGCAGCACTCAGGGCTGGTTCGATCCCCCAGCGCGCCAACTCCTCGGCAGCAAACGCGTTATCACGCCAGCAGATATCCTTTGGCGGAGTGTAGCGCCTTCAGGCGGCCCAACGCCCAGTCGCACCGAACTCGGCACCTGCGACCTCATGGTCGCGTACTTCAAGGACTACAGTCGTAACACCTCGGACGAACCGAAGCGTATGGGCCAGCCGGGGACGTCGTGGGAGTACGTCGTTCAGCCCGGCGAGCGCCTCTACCCGCGGGGGCGCATGGTGAAGTTCGTGACCGGCGCGGTGCTGGAGGACGGACCGAACCCGTACTGGCACGGGCAGTGCCCACTCACGCGCGTGATGCTGCTTCCTGAGCCGGAAAGCCTGCTTGGGCTCAGTTTGCTCTCGGATCTTATCCCACTCAACGACCGCCTCAACGAGGTGCTCCGTTGTCTCGACGACGGCCTCCAGCAGTGGGTTCGCCGCCCGATCAAGACCAACTCGTCGTTCATGAGCGAAGAGAAGCTCCGGGCGCTGGACCCGCGGATGGCCGGCTTGAAGGTCCGCGTCAACGGGGCGGTGGGCGAAGACTTCCAGATCCTCGAAGGCCCGACCTTCCCCGACTGGATCATGTCCTACGCCGAGTATCTCAAGAACGCGATGGATGAGAACAGTGGAGCAAAGGGCCTCCGACAACTCGACCAACTCAAGCAAATGCCTTCTGGCGACACGCTTGAGAAGTACATGGAAAGCCTGACGCCACTCGTGGCGACGATGGCGCGGCAGGTGGAGATCGCGCTCGCCGAGGTCGCCGATCAGTTCATCATGAACGTGATGCAGTTCTACACGACTCAGCGGCGTTTCCAGACGCTTGGGCCGAACGGGGCCGTGTTGGAGGACTTCGACTTCAACCCCGGCACGCTCGTGCCGGCGGCGCCGACGGACAGCATCGAATCCCTGCCCGAACGCGCTATCGAGCACAAGAAGAACTTCATCTTCGACGTGCAGGCGAACAGCTTCTTGAAGGTGAGCAACAGCACCAAGCAGTTGCAGGTGCTCCAACTCTACCAACGCAACGCGGTCGACCCGTGGACGTTGTGGGATGCCTTCGACATGCAGGGGATCGGTCCGTGGCCGGCAGAGACGATCGCCGAACGCATGGGCGTGGCCAAGCAGCAAGGCATCATGCTGGGGCCGCCGCCGGAACTTGTCGGCGCGCAGTTGCAGGTGCAACTGGCCCAGGCGCAGGCGATGTTGATTCAGACGATGGGTCAGATCGCGATGATGACGGGGCAGGCCGGAGGGCCGCCCATGGGCGGCCCTCCCCCACCTGGGCCGCCTTCCGGCGGCCCAGGTGGGCCGCCTAACCCCGGCGGACGCCCAGGCTCGGCGCAAGACCCGCCAGCACTGATTGAACGCAGCGACGGCGAAGGTGGGCGCAGGGTCGTCCTTTCGGAGAGCAGGTAACCTGTGTCGGTACGTATCGCCGGCGGCGAGTTCGCGGTGACGGGTACAGCGACGAGTCTCACGACGTTGCTGGGGCTCTCGTCGCAGGTGTTTTTCCAGACCCTCGCCCTTCGTGCGAACGCCGCCAACGCTGGAGACATCTGGGTGGGTAGCAGCGCTGCGCTGACTACGTCAGCGCAGCGCGGCGGATTCCTCCACCCAGACGACGGCCTCACCATCGACATCGCTGACGGCCGTGCCAGCACGAGCAGCATCTTCTTCATCGCCAGCAGCCCTGGTGACATCCTGCACGTGCTCCGGCTCGAATGATCTCCTACCAACTTTCGCGCCGTTATGTGCCTTGGTACACGAGGTTCCGTCGGTTGCACAAGCGCTTTTGGCGCCGCGTGTTTGACCACTTGAGTCTCATGCGCCCGCACTTCCGAATTACGCAGCCGTAAATGCCTTTTCCTAAAGGGCGCAAGCAATCCGACGCGGCCAACTCAAAGCGTTCAGCGTCTCTTCGTCTGACTAACGCGCTCAAACGAGACGCTGTGGTGGTGGCGAATAAGAAGCTTTGTTCTTGCTGTAAGCAAGAAAAACCTTTGACGGCGTTTTCTAAGAAGGCAGACGGCCTTTGGAAGTCGTGGTGTAGAGGCTGCATCGGTCTTCAGTATCGCAACCGTCGTAAGGCGGGATGGCGACAAAAGAAGTCAACTTGGACTCGGTTCGTTGACCTTCGACGAGACGCAGAGAAGAGAGGTTACGAGTTCTCGCTGATGTTTGTAGAATACGAGTTTCTAATGAGCGCGCCTGACTGTGTGTATTGCGGGGCAGAGGTTTCTACCGGTGGGCTGGACCGCGTGGAAGCGTCGGTCGGGTACACGTTTAAGAACGTCGTTGTTTCGTGTTGTGTCTGCAACCAGATGAAATCCGACATTCTCACCGCTGCTCAAATGAGACAGATTGGTGGTCTGCTCAAGGCTTGGAGATCAGAGGGAAGCCTGACGCTCCCTAAGCGTTTGACAGGTTTCTCGCGCGACAAAGAAGGCTTCTCAACCGAGACGTTGGCATGACGTATTACGACAACGGGCTTCGGGCGGGAGTCGGCACAGCGGGTAATACAGCCGGTACCACGGGTTCCGTGGGAGGCAGTATTCTTTTTGTCGGCGGCGCGAACATCACGCTCTCTGAGAGCAAGAACGGCGCGCAGGCTACCGTTACCATCATCGGTGGCGCGGGCGGCGGCGGTGGCGTTGCCATCTCCGCGGCTGGCAACAGCGTCAGTGACGGGACGGTTGTATTTTCTAACTCCAACGGCCTCTCCTTTGGCATGGCTGGTAGCACCGTCACCGGGAGCTACACTGTCCCCACCGTCACGAACAGCAGTTGGACAGTCAGCGACGCGGGGACAAGTGGCACGGTCGGGCGGCTCGCCTTCACCAACCTCAACGGCGTCACGCTCAGCCTCAGCACGGGCGCGGGTGGCTCGCACACGATCGTCGGCTCTCACAACGCCTTGACGTCCCAGTCGAATCAGAACGTCACCGCCGCCAACGGCGGGTTCGCGTTCCAGACGCTCTCCTTCTCGAACGCGAACGGGCTCAGCTTCGGCACCAGCGCCGGCAGTGCGATCACCGGGAGCTACACGGTGCCGACGGTACCGGCCCAGATCAGCGTCGGCGACAGTAACCTCGGCAACACTGCTGGCGACACCGGCGTCGTGACTGGACGTCTCGTCCTCGTCGGCACCAACGGCGTCACACTCAGCGGCAGTACCAACGCCGGCAGCATGACGATCAGCATTTCTGCCGGTGGGGGCGGCGGTAACTTCTCCGCCGGTGTCTCCACCGGCGGCAACACTGCCGGCGCGACGTGCATCACCGGCACACGGCTGGTGTTTGTCGGTTCTGATAACATCACCCTCTCGCAGACGACGGATGCGAACGGTGGGACGGTCAGC